TTCATTTATAGATGGTATAATCTTCAATTCTTAGATAAGAGAAGTGGAGAGTTTGATAATGCTAATATTCTTTATGTAGATTCAGATACTCTCTTTTATGGAGATGTGCAATATCTTTTTGATCATTATAACTATGCAGAGGTATTTGGTAGAGAAGAGTTTGGTTTCCGACATGATCCTAATACTGGTGGTGGAAAGGGTATAAGGAAAGCACTTGATTATGTGGATCAATGTATTACAGAAGCTGGTGGATCAACTCACGTATACAAATATTGTATGGGTGTGATGTTATTTAATAATGGACTTCATTTAGATATTATAGATCGTTTGGGTGAGTTAGTTGAGTTGATGTTAAAGATAAAGGATAGAAAGATTCCTTATCCTGTACCTAATCCTCGTATATACGATGAATATGCTATGTGGGTCATATTGAGTAGGATTGGTGTCATAGGAGGGTTATTCGGGGTACAGGACGTGACTCAGGGATATGTAGAACAGAAACATGAAGAGTTCTTTAATCCTATTGTTTTACACTATACAACTAAAGGTGAGCAAAAACTAGCAGAGGAGGATGAAAGATATAGTAATCTCTTAAGAGATGTTGATGAATTTAGTGAACAGATTGATCCTTTTCATATATTATGACTGAACTAAAAGATTGGCTTAATTCTATTAATTTTACTAAGGAGAATCTTATGGAAGATCCTTCTGTGATAAAGGATTATGCTCCTTATATTATTAATCGTTGTTTATCAGGACATCTTGATTGTGTGATGTATGCTAATGAGATGAATAAGTATTCTTTCCTAGATAAGGACATGCAATATTCATTTTATCTAAATACACTTAGGAAAAAGAAGAGATTCAGTCCCTGGCTCCGTAAGGATAAAGTCACAGACCTTGAAATCATTAAACAATACTATGGTTATAGTAATGAAAAGGCATCTAATGCCCTCAAGATATTAACCCCTGAACAAATTAATTTTATTAAACAACGACTTGAAACTGGAGGAATGAAATGACTACTTCTACGCAGGAGCCAGAAGTTAAATGGTCGCAAGACCAAATGGTAGAGGTAACCTTAAATGAACCTGATGATTTTTTAAAGGTTAGGGAAACGCTGACAAGAATTGGTGTAGCATCGAGAAAAGAAAAGAAACTTTACCAAAGTTGCCATATTTTGCATAAGCAGGGTAGATACTATATCGTGCATTTTAAGGAACTGTTTGCTCTTGATGGAAAACACGCTAACCTTACTCTTAACGACGTTCAGCGTAGGAATCGTATTGCTCAGCTTCTTGCTGATTGGGGATTGGTTGGTATCGTAGATGCTACTAAGATACAAGATATTGCACCTCTAAATCAAATTAAAGTATTAGCATATAGAGATAAAGGTGATTGGATATTAGAAACAAAGTATAATATAGGTAGCAAGAAGAAGAAAGCAGAAGAGTAATGAAGTTTACATATATGTTTACTGAACCACCTTTAATGGAGGTTGAGTATCCTGGTGACATAACTCCATTTAAAGAATATTGTACTCATCTTAAAATAGTTGATACTGGAAGAAGGCATTGGATGTCTGATAGTGTTAATGTTTTAAAAGAACCAGAGTTACATGATTTAAATGAATTTCTTTTAGAATCTCTGAGAAGATATAATCGTGAGATTTTATTATCAGATCATGATGTAGAAATAACCAGTTCTTGGACTAATCATCAATTTCAAGGAAATGAGAATCCAGAACATCATCATACCAATAGTTTTTTGAGTGGAACTTTTTATATTAGAACGACGAAAGATTCCCCTCCTATTATGTTTAAGTCTTCTTTTAATAAGTATAACTTTTCTATAGTTCCTGAAGCACCTTCATCTGGAGATGCTACTTCAGTTACAAGAAGTATGTTTTCTCATCCAGTAAGAGAAGGTATGGGTGTTATTTTTAGTAGTAATCAGGTACATGGAGTACCTCCAAATAATGTTAATGATGAAAGAATAAGTTTGGCATTTAATACATATCTAAAAGGTAATACTAGATATTTTCCTTTATCATTATAATGAAAGAAAAATTTTTTGGAATGCCTATATGGATAGAAAATATAGATTCTAATTTATATAATAAAAAAGAAATTATTGATACGATTACTAGAAATTACTACAAAAATCGTAGTCGTAATACTTGGTGGTCAGATACTAGTGATGTACATCACGTTTATAATGATTGGGATAATACAGAGTATGAATGTCCTGATTGGAATAATTCTCTTGTAGATTTGTATACAAATGTCCTTCAAAGATTTTTTAATACTATAAATGCTCAGAGGTTTACTTTTGATTTTTCTATTGTAAATTATACTTGTTATGGAAATTTACAATATATTCAAGAGCATCTTCATCCTAAAACAGATTTTGTGGCAATACATTATATTCGGTTTGATTCTGAATCACATACACCTACAAGATTCATAAATCCAATGGCTTATGCTAAGTATCTTGAAGATATAAGATCTGAAAAAAGAATTAAATATGATGATAATGATATTTCAAATTCATGGATGTTTCCCAGTTGGGAACCTAAAGTTATAGAGGATGATATGATAATTCACCCTGCATTATTGGCACATGATGTGCGTCCTCAAACATGTAATGATAATAATCTTAGAATAGCATCCGTTCTTAATATAAATGTTTATGATACCTCACAAAATGATAACAAATATTGATATATAAAATAAATAATGTTATGATATTTCCACGACGCTATGCAAGTTGCCCTTGGCCTGATTCGAGGTACAGAGAGTATATGAACGGAAGACTTAAGAAGATAGATATGAAAGCACGACTCATGGGTATCAAGAAAGGTATTGATGAGAAGGTTTGGTATCCTGAATGGGATGACAAGGAAAGGTGGGCAGCTCAGAGAGCTCTTAATAACGCATTAGATGTATTGGATGAATTTGATTATTAGTGTATAATGAATATTGAAGTTATTGATAACTTTTTAGATGATTATGAATTTGATACATTAAAAAGATTATTTTTAAAAAATTCTGAAATGGGAGAATATCATGAAAGTGATACTTCTGATGGTGTAGATTTCCCTTGGTATTTTCATAACTGTACAAGTTATAATCCATTAAATCATTTTGATAACTTTAATAACTATCAATTTGTTCATACCTTTTATGATTTTCATTTAAGTAGGAGTGAATACTTTAAATCGATAGTTCCTATTCTTGAAAAATTAAATGTTAAATCTCTTTTAAGATGTAAAGCAAATATGCAAATGGCAACTGAAAATATAATTAAAAGAGATTTACATCAAGACAGACCATTTAATTGTAATCCTGATGTAGACACTTATAAGGTTGCAATTTTTTATTTGAATACTAATAATGGTTACACTAGATTTGAAGATGGTAGAAAGGTAGAGAGTGTAGAGAATCGTGTTGCAATATTCTCACCAAAACTTAAACATTCTAGTACAACTTGTACTGATAAAAAAAGAAGAATGGTTATCAATTTTAATTATTTTTAAGACTATGGTTAATTTAACCGATTTATTGTATATTAAAAAAGGATTTTTATCTGAGGAGCAATGTGAAGAAATCATTGAGGAATATAATGATATTCCTGATGAAGCAAATCAGGAACATTGTCCCGAATCTATTAATGGGGTTGATACATGGTCAACCTATAAAGTAAAACATGCACGTTTAGGAACTGATGTATTTGATTTGATTCATAGTTCTGTTGAGACGATGGTGTGTGAGTATCATGATTATCTTGATACGTTTAAAGCATTTCATTGTATGAGGAGAACATCTCTTCTTTTTCCTCATACTTATCGTATTATGAAATATGATAAGGGTGCTTGGATACATCCACATACAGATCATGCTCCTTACATATATGGGAGTTGTACTATAAATTTAAATGAAGAATACACTGGTGGAGATTTTTCATTTTGGAATGGTAAGCATAAGGTTAAGTTAAACAGAGGTGATGCAATGATATGGCCTGCAGATTATTTCTGGGTACATGCTGTTGATGAGATACAATCTGGTACAAGATATTCTGTTAATTGCTTTCTTAGAGCAACACCAGAGTATTATCCCGAACATGTAAGGTTCGGTGTTCCCATCCCTGTTGCTTTAAAAAACTCTGCTTGGGATGGAAACCGAACTACAATCCAGTAGTCATCCATTATAATTAGTAGTGTCGCCGTAAGGGACACAATTCACACTCGCTTTTAAAGGAGAACAATGACTAATTTAGCACAGTACCATGCTGCTAACCTTCCAGAACTAATGAAGGTTATTAGACAAAATGGTATAGGTATGGATGATTACCTAGACAGATTTTTTAACGAATCACCACAAACATCAAACTATCCACCATATAACTTAATACAATTAAATAATCATGAGTCAACACTGGAGATCGCACTTGCAGGGTTTAAGAAAGATGAGCTCAAAGTCTTCACGGAGTTTGGAAAATTATATGTGGAAGGCAGAAAAGAAGAATCGAAAGTTGATGGAGAATTTGTCCATAAAGGATTGGCCCAACGTTCCTTTGAACGAGTCTGGACGGTCTCCGATGATACGAAGGTTGGATCCGTCAAGTTTGAAGATGGACTTCTCACCGTGGAACTAAATAAGATAGTACCAGAACATCACGCTCGGAAAGAGTATCTTTAATTATGGCTTTATCACAACAAACACTAGACCATCTACTAGAAGCAGAAGGGAGTCTTAGAGCAGCAGTTAGATCTGCATCTATGAATGAAAAACCTATAGTGGTTACTCAACTATCTCAATTGCTTATGGATATTGAACGTGTTAGAGAATTTGAAAAACTGCAAGACATTGTAGATGCAGAAATTGAAAAGAAGAGAGAGTCTTGACAGACTCTCTTTTTTTTCTTATAATATAAGGAGGTAAATATCTATTATGACCGCTAAATTAGTACTCTTAAAATCTGGAGAGGACATCATTGCTGATGTTACTGAGATGGTTGTAGGAGAAGAAGAGGAAAGAAGAATAGTTGGATATTTTTTCGATAAGCCTTGTATCATTAAATTGAGAGAAGGTGAAGAAAGTCCAGATCAGAAATCTGCATATAAGATTTCTATGTTTCCTTGGATGCCCCTTTCAGCAGATTCTAAGATCCCTGTTCCAGCTGATTGGGTAGTAACAATGGTGGAACCAAAAGATCAATTAAGAAAAATGTATTTGGAGGATGTAGTAGGAAATGGCAAAGATAGTGAAGATAGTTCAACTGACGACAAATCAGACTCTGATTAGTGAGATTGCAGAAATTGCAGCTGTAGTTCCAGGTGAACCAGATTGTAAACTAATTAATCCTTTTATTATTAAGGAAGATAATGTATTAGAACCTTGGTTGCTTAATGTGACTAAGGATGATATATTCATGATTAGTTCTGATAAGATACTTACTCTTGCAGAACCAACCCCTACCTTACTTGAAAAATACATCGATCTTACTAAATGAAATTCTATACCAACGTCCAATTAATCGGGAACCAGTTTCTGGTACGAGGAGTTGAGAATGGTAGAAGGTATGAACATCGTGATGAGTTCTTTCCAACTCTATTTGTTAAGTCAAAAAAGAATACTAAATACAAAACGTTAAATGGAGAAGCAGTTGAAGCAATTCATCCAGGCACGGTACGCGACTGTCGTGAGTTCTATAAGAAGTATGATGATATTGAGAACTTTGAGATATATGGGAATGACAGATACATATACCAATATATTTCAGAGAAATATCCAGAGGATGAAATCAAGTTTGACATATCTCAAATTAAACTTGTTACTTTGGATATTGAGGTTGCGTCTGAGCACGGGTTCCCAGACGTTGAATCATGTTCTGAAGAGATTTTGGCAATCTCAATACAGGATTACACAACTAAGCAGATCATTACTTGGGGTAGCAAACCCTTTGAGAATAATAGGAAAGATGTAATATATCATCATTGTCCAACAGAGCATCAACTTCTATCATCATTCATTAATTATTGGATGGAAGATGTTCCAGATGTTATTACTGGTTGGAACATACAACTTTATGATATTCCATATATTGCCCGTAGAATTAATCGGGTATTGGGTGAGAAGTTGATGAAAAGACTTTCTCCTTGGGGACTTGTATCAGAGGGAGAAACATTTATTAAGGGACGTAAGCATATAACATTTGATGTTGGTGGTGTTTGTCAGTTAGATTATCTTGATCTCTATAAGAAGTTTACTTATAAGGCACAGGAATCTTATAGGTTGGATTATATTGCACAGGTAGAACTAGGACAAAAGAAGTTAGATCACTCGGAGTTTGATACTTTTAAGGACTTCTACACAAAAGGTTGGCAGAAGTATATTGAGTATAATATAATTGACGTTGAACTTGTTGACCGTCTTGAAGGTAAGATGAAGCTTATTGAGCTTGCTCTTACTATGGCATATGAAGCCAAGGTTAATTATAATGATGTGTTCTATCAGGTAAGAATGTGGGACACCATCATTTATAACTATTTAAAGAGAAGGAACATAGTTATTCCTCCTAAGAATAGATCAGCAAAAAACGAAAAGTACGCAGGAGCTTATGTCAAGGAACCGATTCCAGGAAAGTATGATTGGGTTGTCTCTTTCGATCTCAATTCTCTTTATCCTCATCTTATTATGCAGTACAATATTTCGCCAGAGACCCTCATTGAAACACGGCATCCATCCGTTACAGTTGATAGACTCCTCCAAGAGCAGGAGGTAATAGATGGAGATTATGCAGTTTGTGCGAATGGAGCTCAATACAGGAAAGATGTGCGAGGATTCCTTCCTGAACTTATGGACAAGATGTACGGGGACCGTGTTGTTTTCAAGA